TGGAAGCCGGAGCGGCCCCGGTGAGAAGGAAAGGCTCTCGAACGCAAGATCGAAGCCGACGAGGAAGGTCGAGAGACCAGGAGTCGGGATGGAAAGTGGCATGATACTGGTCGTGAAGAGCTTGGGGGGAATCGGGGCCCAGGAACCAGCGGACAAGGAGGGCTGTCAGTGGAACAGCCGCGAGGGCGAGAGAGCCGAAAACGACCCAGCGCGCGGGCTGGGCTTCTGGGAAGAGGCGGGAAAGAGTTGGCGAGGGAGAGCACCGGTGCGCCAGAGCTCCAAGGACTCGGCATTCAAAGGCAGATCCCGCGAAGAGGGTGTAGGGCTTGCACGCGGGGTGGGTCTCCCAGAGAAAGCGGGCCTCAGGGCTCTTGAAGGGCAAGATCGGCCAGAATCGACGGCCGATGAGGTCGCAGCCGAACAGCCGCAAGCGGTCGGTGTGGAGGACGGTGAGGCGGCCGAATCTAGAGGCTGCGAACCAGGCGGTGAGAGAGGCGGCGGGCGAGGCCAAACACCAGAGGGCCCACGTGTGAGTCCTGAGCCAGTGCGCGACACGTGCGAGGGGCGACTGGAAAAGCGGGTGAGAGGTGTTCGGACGGACTGCTGCGGTCTGCAAGGCGAAGTGCTGGAGGTTGTCCCAGGCGGAGGACGTGACCCACGAGTACTCCGGCTTGCTGACTTGGGTCCGGACGAAGCCAGCTGGGTCGGTGACGCGGAGGGTTCTGACGGCGCGGACGTAGTTGAACAGGGCGTCGTAAACCCGCCGAGGGACGAGACGATGTCGCAGGTCTTGGTGGAGGGAAGCGGGGGCCGGGAGAGCGATGGCGTCAGGAACCCGGAAGGAGACGGAGTCCTCAGCCGAGAAGACGGGGGGGCGGCCTCTCTGGATGAGAAGCGAGTGCACGGGGCCGAAGGAGTCGAGCAGAGTGACAGTAAAGAACTCATGGCCAGACGTGAAGCCCGTGGTTTGGAGCCACTCGAGTGCCCGACGAGGCTGGGTGTAGTTGGCGGCTGGGTTTCCTTCGGGCTCATACACGAGGTCATCGCCCTGGAAACGAAAGCGATAAAGTTCGGGATG